TTTGATAATTTAATTAAAGCTAAAAAAAATAAAATAGGAATAGTTTTTAATTTTGATCGTCATTGGCAACGCGGATCACATTGGGTTTCTATGTATGCAGATTTATTAAAAAATCAAGTATATTATTTTGATTCTTATGGTAAACCACCAAAAAATGAAATTAGAAGATTTGTTAATAGAATTAGTAAATGGTGTTATAAAAAAAATATATTAAATGAAGATTTAGAATCATCAATGACTGAAGAATCATTTATGAAACCTAAAAGAGAAAATTATATAGAACGTGAACTTAAAAATATAAAATTTAATAAAATAAGACATCAATATAAAACATCAGAATGCGGCACTTATTCTATTAATATTATTTTAAGATTGTTAAAAGGTGAAAAGTTTGAAGCCATTTGTGAAAATATTACAACTGATGATGAAGTTAATAAATGTAGAGAAAAATATTTTAGATTTATTTAATAATTATTTTAATAAATATATACTTTAATATAATGGAAACTACAATAATAGATTCTTCAAATAATATTTTAAATGTTACCGATAATGAAAATGTTACCGATAATGAAAATGTTACCGATAATGAAAATATTTATAATGAAATACCAAATTTAAGTTTAAATTTTTTAGATACTGATGAAAATCAATATCAAGATAATCAAGATAATCAAGATAATTATGATAACGATGATGTTCCAGAATTAATATTAAATTACAACGAAAATAATGAAAATCAAGATAATCAATATCAAGATAATTTAGAAGATTTTCCAGAATTAATATTAAATTATGATGAAAATGGAAATATTAATTATGATAATTATGATGACGATGATGTTCCAGAGTCAATACAAAATTATTATAATGAAAATAGTGTAATTGATAATAACAACAATCAAAATAATGAAAATAATGAAAACAATTATTATATTAATTATATATTTACACCAGATAATAATATTATTGATAGTATAATTATAGCAAGAGAAACATATATTTTAAATTATATTATTGATTCTGATGATGATATATTAAATGAGAAAAAGATATTAGCATATATATATATAGAACTTGGAAACATATATACGCATATATCATTAAAAAATTTATTAGATCATATTAGATATTATTATACACAACATTTTCCAGAATTATCGTTAATAGTTCAAGCATTTTATTTTATAAATTTGGCTATTGCACATACTAATTATGATAATTTTGCTTCAAATATTATAAATGCAATAGATACTTCACACAATATTCTAAATTATTTACTAGTATCAAATAATTCATTATATAATGATTATTATGTTGCAACTGTTTTTGGATCATCAAATAATAATTTATATAGTTTTACAAATACTATTTTAAATATTAATATGAATTCACCAATTATTAATATTATTAATCAAAATGAATTAGAATACTTAGTAGAAAAAGAATATAATGAAATTGATACAGCTATTAAAGAAAAAAGTTCTTCTTTTTGTACAATTTGCCAAGACAATTTTTGTGAAAATAGTAGAATTAGAATTTTAAAATGTAATCATTTTTTTCATTCAGGATGTATTGACCCATGGTTATTAAAATATAGTAATTTATGTCCTATATGTAGACACAAATGTTAATAATTAATCAAAAAAATTGTTAAATATATATACTTAAAGATATATATTTATTAATATAAAAGGTTTATATATAACAATAAAAAAAGTAAATATGGAAAAAACAATATATAATATAATCAAAAAAAATATTAAAAATAAAAAAATAGATAAGAATGAATTAACTAAATTAATAAAAATTATAAATGAAACTATAAATGATGAAATTAAAATGGAAAATATAATATTATTTTTTAACAAAGATGAAATATATTATTTAAAAGAAAACACAGACTTGCCAAATTTAACTGTACAAGTTTTAACTATTCCAGATTTTAATAATAATGATGAAAGAGATATATTTTATAGAAAAATATGTAATGATATTTTAATTTGTGATAAATATAATTTAATTTGGAATCAATATATTAAAATTGAAACATTACCACAGCCAGAACAAAAATCACCAGAATGGTTTCAAATGCGTAATAATTTTATAACAGCATCAGCAGGAGCACAAGCAATTGGTGAAAGCAAATACGAAAGTAAATTAGATTTTATTAAGCAAAAAATTGGCATTGGCAAAGGTTTTGTTGAAAATAAAAATGTTCATCATGGTAAAAAACTAGAAAAGATTGCTATTTTAATTTACGAAAATATATATAATGTAAAAGTTGGAGAATTCGGTTTAGTACCACATATATCGACTCCTCAAATTGATTTTTTAGGAGCATCACCAGATGGTATTTGTACGTGTAGTACATTAGATGGAAAATTTTCAAATATGGTTGGTAGAATGTTAGAAATAAAATGTACAACTACTAGACAAATAAATACAGAAGGTAAAGAAGATGGAGAAATATGTCCTCATTATTATTGGGTTCAAGTTCAATTACAATTAGAGTGTTGTGATTTAGAAGATTGTGATTTTTGGCAATGTAAACTAAAAGATTATTCTGACAAAGATGAATGGTTAGAAATGATTACAGAAGATACATATCATACAGAACAACAAAATAAAAAAATAGAGATAAAAGATGAATTTAAATATGGTTGTTTAATAGAATTGATACCAAAAAATAAAGATTTACCGAATAATGAAAAAATAGAATGGTATGGGAAATATATATATCCAACTATTTTAGATACAACAATTGATAAAAAGATTGAATGGGCAGAATATATGAAAAATAATTGGGAGTCAATATATCCAGAATTTGTAACTGATTATAAATTTAATAAAATATTATATTGGCATTTAGAAAAATCACATTGTTATTTAATTAAAAGAGATAAAAGATGGTTTTTAGAAAATTATCATAAATTTAAAGAAACATGGGATCAAGTTCTTTTTTACAGAGATAATACAGAAGAAAAACAAAAATTAATAAATGAAGAAGAAGAAAAAAAATCAAAAAAAATTATTAGAAAGGATAATATATCTAAAAAAGAAAAAATGCAATTTAAAGATCCATTTAAATCTGATTCTGAAGATGAAATAAAAATAAAAAAATCTAAATTAAAAACATCATCTAATAAAGAAATAATAAAGAAAAAATTTAAAGATCCATTTGAATCAGATTAAATTTTTTTATAAATTAATTAATTTTATAAAATAATTGTGTTAATATTAAGTTTTTAATGTGTTAATTTGCTTTCATCATTATAATCAATAATATTATCATTGGCAAATAAACCAGAATATATTTCTTCTCCATTTTCTGAATATAGAATACCATTGCCATTTTTTAAATTATTTTTCCACATGCCATGGTATTCAATATTATTATTTAAATAAAAAGAACAGCCTTCGCCATCATATTTATTATTTATAAATGATCCTTGATATTTAATATTTAATCCATCATAATATTCAGTACCTTCACCATCATATTGATTATTATAAAAACTGCCTTTATATTTAATTAATATTCCATCATAATATTCAATTCCATTACCATTTAATATATATAGTAGTTTTAAATCACCACTAATATCAAATATTCCTTCATAAATTTTAACATTATTAATTTTACAAAAACCATCTAACTTACATCCATCATAAAAAATACCACTAAATACTCTATCTGATAAATTTAATACTTGTAATTGATTCTTGCAAGGATAAAACGTTCCTTTACCATTTAACATATAATTTTTAAATGATCCTTCGGCGATTAATTCATTTTTAAAATCCGTAAAAGAGTTAATAGGACCTTTATATTGTATACAATTAATAAAATTACCAGATCCAATTTTTCTAGTATCTTTTTTACCAATGTATGTACAATTATCATAATATTCATAACATATTTCTGGAGTATTTGAGCTATATGATATTATTTTATTATCAGGTGTAAATTCCAATATATCAGTATTATCAAGTATATTATACATGTAATCAATAATATTTTTATTATCAATTATATTTTTACTATTAATAATATCATCTATATTTTTACGAATACTAGAAATATTAACATTATTATACATATATTTAATTTTAAAATTCGGTTGTAAAATAATTTCCTTTATCAAAGTATTTTCAGAATACAAATGTATTTTTTCATAATTATTATTTTTATCATAATAGTAAATTAATCCATGCAATAAATCATTTTTTTTATAACCTTTAATTGTAACTTTATTATTTATTCTTTCTTCAAAATATACTGGGGTATATATTTTATCATCTGCCCATTCACCATTATATAAAATACAACCCATTAAATTATACATTGATCCATATCCATGTTTAAGATCATTGATAAATGATCCTTTAAAATAAGCACCAGTTTTATATAATAAAATACCATCACCATTAAATTTATTATTTTGAAAATTACCAATATATAAATCATATTCAGCATGATTTAAAAATTTTAATCGACCATATCCATGATATTCATTGTTTACAAAATAACCTTGATATGAAGTTCTTTCATTAAAAATTTTACCATAATATGGTTCATCTATTAATATTGTATTACCAGAATTTGTAATTAAATACTTGTCAATTTTATCTGTAATTACTATATCTATTGTTTCTGCATCAATCATTTCTACATCAATCATTTTAGTATCAATCATGTCTGTATCAGTCATTTATAAAATTATACTATTATAATCTTATAAATATATTTTTCAAATTTTTAATTATAAATAAAATTATTTTTTAGATTTTTTAGGCTTTGATTTACTATTTATATTTGAAGATTTTAATTTGTATATTTCTTGTCCTGTACTATTATCTTCTTTTTGAAAAACATAAAATCTATTGAGTTTTGAAAACTCATATGATCCTTTATTAACCGTATCATCCATATTGTAAAATTCATTAACATCCATATAATATTTTTTTGTACTACTATTTTCTTCACCCTTTGCAACCTTTTCAAAAAATTCTCTACATTGTTCAAAATAATTTCCAAATAATCCAGTGTCTACTAAATTTAATCCTATTTCTTTCATTTTTCTTTCTAAAAAAATTGGATTTACTAAATATTCTGATTCATAATGATCATCTTCAAATGCAGGTAAATGAACATCTATTGTTAAACCAGTTTTTTCAGTATCCGTATCTGTATAGTTTTTAATAACATCAAATAAGATTTTTTTAGTTCCTGTCTTTGTTGTGTAATAAGATATAATATGATTATTCTCATCAAAATTTTTATTAACTAAATTTGCATCAAAAGTTGTTAATAATAAATATCCAGATGGTCTTAAAAATTTTTTAATATTTTCTAAAAAATTATTTAATGTAATATCATTTTTAAAAAAGTAATGCACCGCAAATTGACAATTAATAACATCAAATGTTTTGTGATCTTTAACTTCTAATTCTTCTAATATTTTTTTATTCTGATCTGTCATTGTTCCTAATACTTTTCTCTGATCTTCATATGTTAATAATGATCCACCATCTGCAACAAAAAAATTCATTTTTGGAAAATTAGGAAATTTTTTCTTAATATTTTGATAACGACTTAATGCTCCATCTGAACCTGAATAAATACCATTTGGATCTAAATCAAATCCCAAATATGTATTAATTCGAGAATGAAAAAATTTAATAATATCACCGCCTTTACCACAACCAATATCTAAAATATCCAGTTTAATTTCCTTTCCATTAACTTTTTTAATTCCACAATATGTATAAATAAGATTGCTTTTAATCCAATTATGAAATGCACGTAAATTTTCTGCTAAATTACTAATAATTTGATAATATACATTTTCACGTCTTTCCATACTAATTGCATCTGTAGTTATTCTAGATTTTAATTTTTTATTATGCGTATCATATGTATTAATTTTAGATAATAATTCAATGTCTGATAATTCTATACCATCCATCATTGATCTCCATGTTTTTTCCGCAATTTCTGAATTATTACCATACTTTCTTTTGTATAAACGTATTGAATCTGTTTTATCATGACGAGTTCTTAATGGAACCCATCTAAAACCTGCAGCAACAGTTGGATCATTAATATATGTAAATTCAACAACCGTATTATCCTGAATAACATTACCTTCTACATCTCTTGCTTCGCCATCTTGAATATACAAATTAGCAATATAATTATTTTTTTCTTTTTGAAATAATATTGGATATTCTTTACCTCCTTCCATCTTACCAACATAAAGATTTAAAATTCTATAAAGTGCCGCTTTATTTTTAAATGTTGATAAATCTTGATAAGATACTGTATTTTCAATCTCTTTAGTAGTATTTTCAGTATTTTGCTCTGAATCATCAAATACATTTAATATTTGATGCGTATCTTTATTACGTTCATATAAAACATAAAAATCTAATGAATTTTTTGAACTAGGTTTCCATTTATAAATTCTATTTTTGGTTTCTTTAGAGTTTCGTGTATATATTTGATCTATACCAGTATAAATAATACCATCTAATATATACGGACAACTAATTTTTGAATTTTTTGTATATAAATTCCAAATTAAAATAGAATAGCTATATACTTCACAAGGATGAGCCCCTATCGGAAATATAAAATTTTTAGTCATTACAATATTGTCATAATCTTGATCTAATTTATTATTTAGTTCTGTTATAAAACTAATAATATTTTTTTCATAATGCTTATTAATTTTATCTAAATTAAAATCACCCACATACTGTTCATTCTCAGATTTTTGCTTAAATAATGTTTTTGTTACATTTGCAAGTTTTTCAAGTCTTTTACTTAATATATTTTCTTTTCTTGAATCTTCTCCTTTATAAGATAAAATATCAAATGCTAAAAATACAAATTTCTTTTTATTCGCAATATATAAATATTCCCCATCAATAATTGTATTATTGTAATCTTCTATATTTTTAAGATGTGATGTATTCATTTTCTTAACTTCTAAAGTATTTGAAATTAAATAAACACCCCCTTCAAAAATAAGTAAGAAATATCTTTCACCATCTGCTTTATCTGTAACTGAATATTTATTAGGTATTAAATCAACTATATGAGTTATTTCAGCTGCTTGAGTTTGCATTGCTGGTAAATCTTTGAGATTAAATTCTGGATCTAATTGTAAAATATTTTTTAAATTAAATATAATATTATTTTGATCTATTCTATTTAATACTATTGATGATTTTTGAAGTAATTTTTGAATATCTAATATAGTCGTTGCCATAATTTTTAAACAATTATCTAATTTTTGTTTAGAAATTGCTTTTTTAAATGAAACATCTATCTCTAATTCAATAACACTATTATTTTTTTCTATTAATATAATTTTATTAGATGTCTTTACTTGTGACAAATCAATTCTAATAATATAATCAGCATTATCTTCTAAGATTAATGATACACGTTGAATATATCTAAAATTAATATATTGTCTTTCTTTTTCTGATAATTGAAGTAACTCATTTCCTTTATCAATTTCAATATCTTTTTCATTTGAAAGTCTTGCTCTTAAAAATCCCATATCTAACATATTCTTTTTTTCTTTAATTTTATTTATTGCACTAATTGATTTATCTCCATTCATATATTGACCTAATAATAATGAAAAAATAACATGATTTTCTCTCTGATATATTTGTGAAATTTTCTCATTTATATTTTCAAGACCACTAACCGTAATACGATAATTATTATAATTTTCATAATCATAATTATAAGATATATTTAATGTTTGTTCTTGAATAATTTTGTATTGTTTATCTTTTGATAACTTTACAAAATATTTAAGCAAATTAATATATTTATCAGATGATATTAAAAAATCTTTAGTTTTAAAACCAATTTCAAATTCATCACCTTTCTTAATATCTTTTAATATATTTTTAGTATTTATAATTAGATCATTTTCAAAAGTATCAAAATTAAGGATACTGGTTGTATCATTGTTATTATCCATTATATAGTATAATATATATATATTTATATAGGTTAAATTAAAAATATTCAATCTTTATTTCTAATATTATATATATACATGATTAAAAATTTATATTTATATGGTTCAATAATTATATTAATAATCTTGTGTCTAATTATTAGAGTTAACTATGAACTTTATAATACAAATAAAGAAAATTATGAAAATTATATAACAGGTTATATTCCTGATATTGCACCAATTGATTATTATCCATATAGTAATTGGAACATTGTAGATGCATTATACTATCCATATAATTATTTTTGGAATTCTAATATTTATACTGGTAGATCTTATGGATCAATTGGATATTCAAATATGAATAATTATTATCCTTCAAATAATAAACATTATGGTACTGGATATTATCCTTCAAATAATAAACATTATGGTACTGGATATTATCCTTCAAATAATAAACATTCT